TTTCAGAACAATGGGTTGCAACCCCTTGTTCTATGGGTGATGGATTCCGGTTATTTTATTTTCTTCAATATTCTTTCCGCGTCGGGGAGCCAGGGGGCGTCTTTATGGTTTTTGTTCGCCCAGGAATACGCGCGGCGCAAAACTCGATATATTTCGTCTATTTTAATCTTCTTTTTTCGCGGCTCTTGTATAATATATCCATTCAATTTATTATTATAAATTACACTATAACCGTCCGCCCGGAGCCGGTTAATGTATCGCTGGGCGGTTTTGGTTGTGCACTCCAGGAGTTCCGCTATTTCGACGCAATTGAGATTCACGCCGGACAATAGCGTCCGGCGTATCCAGTTATAGCGGGCGATGCTGCCTTGCAGGGCCATAGTTTTTCCTAAAACGGTTTTAAATATGGTATTTTTTTAACAATCCGGTATCGGCATGAAAGAACAAACTGTTTTCCGGTCTCTGTCCAGACTGCAAATTTCCAACGTGGAGGATGACCGGGTCGATCACGGTCAGCATCTGTGGGCATACGGTCAACTTGATCGATGGTAAAATGTAACACATAGGGATTGCCGGTATCATCCTCAAACAGGATTTCCAGTGCATCATGTTTCCCCTGTTCAGGCCATGCTCCGCGCGAGACAATCACCTCTCTCGCTGTTTTCATTTCATCAATGGCGGCGATCTGCGGTGCTGGAACTAATAGACGGAAGCAACCGGCATTGATCGACATATAAAAATATCCCTTTGCTGCATGTCCGGTATGCCAATAATCCGTTGACATGATTTCCGGACCATTGTTTACGATTGTGATTAGATTCATAGTTTTTTTTCTCCGACTCCCGTTTCCGTGAGTTTGGCCGGAATCTCACCGGCTCATCAGGAAGTTAAACCGCATATTCGCGGGTGAAATAAAATTCACCAACGGTCACGCCGACTTTAAGGGAATAGAGTTTGATTTCTCCGTCATCATCCACATCGTCGTCCTCATTGCAGCGGTCGCAATATGCGGTATGCTCGCGTAATGTGATTTCAGCGGCCGGGATTAATGTTTTTATTTTTTCCATTAATTCAAACTGCTCGGCTGTAGCGGTGTTTGAATCATTAGCATCAAATATAACTTTTTTCTCATCGTAATCACCGCATGAGCAATCCACATCATCCCAAGTTAATTTTTCGTATCGAGGGAAATCGGTCAGAGCGGCGAAGAATTCCTCGCGGATGGCGTTGATTATTTCCTCGTCCGGCAGCAAATAGACGCCCCTGGTGGCCTTTTCCTGGTCCATGCCGTAGCGGATGACATCGAAGAGCAGAAAGCCGAAAAGATAGCCGTCCAGAAACACCATCATCGGCGACATGCCGGTGCTGTAATCAATTCCTTTTTTCAGGAAAAGATTCTTATAGTAGTTCAACTGCTCGTTGCTGGACTTTTGAAAAATGATTTTACTGTCTTCCGTGATTGCGTGATCATCGGGCAAAAGGGAATAATTACTTTTCTTATGTTTGGCGTAAGGCATGATGAACGATTTTTTAAATTCGATATTGCTGTATAAATAGACGTTTTTCAGGCGGCCGGTTTTCACGATGCCGAACAGGCCGTCTTCTTTGCGGTCATAGTCGGACAGGTAAAGATATTTTCCGCGACGCATAAAGGCGACGGTTTCTTCGTATCGTTCCGGCGTCAAGATGTCATAGCTCGGGGCGTCCCAGTAAATAATCTTTTCCAGCCGGGAATATAGTTTTTCGTAACCGCCGACATATGTCGGCAGGAAGGCGATCCGCACCCAGTCCGTCGGCAGATCTTCATAGAGCTGGTAAACATCCCACGATGTATAGCTCCTGATTTTTATCTTTTCTAAAATCTCCGCTATTTTGACGATGGACTGCTGATGATAATTTTCAAAATTATTCCGGTAATGCTCGAACATTCTGACTTGTTGCAAATTATTCCCCTTATCCTGCTTGAGCATTTCAAACAGCAAAGACACGGCGGCGATGCGGCCGATTCCTTTATCTTCCATATAAGGCTGCAACCAGGAATAAGCGGAATCCGTTATCTCGCCGCGCATGGGATTGCCGGCCAGATAATTGCCGATCAACGACGAATAAAGCGCAACGTCGTTGGACCAGATTTCACAATCCAGCCCTTGCAAAATTTGCTCGACGGTAAAATTGCCGGAACACCCGACGCAGACTTTTTGACCCCGGAAAATTTTCTTTTCGTTGAAAATTAAATTTCTGATTTTGGAATTTATCGACCCGACAAACATTGTTTTCTTCTCCGTGCTTTAATGGCATATATTTTGTCTGATTGCTTACGCAGCATTTACGGGCTTTTTACGATTTCGCTTTTTTGCCTGTTTTTTTGTCCCCCGCCAACCCAATGGTAGTAAGGGTTTGCGCATCCCCCGCCATCCCAGTATTGGTAAGGGTTTACTCAATATTGCGCCAATGTAGTGGTGGTAAGGGTTTACGCATGGTGCGTTTTTTGACCCCCGCCAACGTAGAGTGGTATTGAGTTTACCGTCGCGTTTAAATCGTCACCACGGCACGATCGGCATTTCCCCTTTATGAATATATGTATGTGCTTTTTTGCATTTATTTATAATATTCCTGCCATGTGGCATGGTATTTGTCGGTTTGTATATAGGCAAAAGCTTATCTACCTATCCATTTCGATCTTGCTATTTGATTGGTTTGTGCGGGTTGCTGGCTTTCTGCATCCGGATCAAACAAATCTTCGGGGTTGATTTTTCGCCTTTCAATGAAATCATCCAGCGATTGTTCGGATATTCTTATTGCCCGACTGCCAACTTTTATAGCCTTAAGTTCTCCCTCGTAAACCAGATCACGAACATGCCGTTCTTTGATGTTTAATCGCTTCATTACAGCAGATATTTCCACATATGTATCTTTCGCCGAGTTTTTTTCTGCTGTATTTGTTTTAATATTCAATGCACATTCCCGAATAAATTATTTTCTTATCGCCGACTCATCCATGATGAGCGTGCTATTTGCGGTTTGGGTGTCCTTATATTTTTATCCGGGACAATAATCCGGGGCGCTATCAGGTTCACGCCGCCGCCGATCCATTGCGGCCTGGCCAGCGATGCGGCGATAATACTGGCGTCGAGTAAATGGTTGTCTCCTTTTACTTTCACCCATTCGACGGCTTTGGTCTTTAAATCGGTGCGCTTTTCTTCGGCCAGGATGTGCCGGGCAAATGTTTCGTCGGTTTCCTTATGCAGATACAGGGCGCCGGCCTCTTGATTTGCCGCCTGGTTCAGGCCAAAATGGATGGCATCTTTCATCTGACTGGTGTCGATATGAATGATATGGAACCAGTCCGGCAACTTTTTCCCGGAAGGTGTTTTCATCAGCGGCTCGCCTTTTTTGAAGATGCCGGGGATCGGTCTGGATGCGCCTTTCGTGGCGTATATGCCGACGCCGCGGCCCATGGAGTTGGCGACGATCCACCAGTATGTTTCTTCGGACATACTCATTTTATCGCCGGATTCGTCGTTTTCATATTTCTCGCCGCCGCCGGTGTCATATCCGGCGCGCCAGATCCCCATGGTGCCGGAACCGTCGGCCATTGGATATTGTGTGTCGAACGTCAACGCTTCCACGGCTTCCCACGTCGGCAAGAATCCGTAATGAATGAGCCAGCCGGTGATTCCCTGGATATCGCGCGCCCAGGCCCAGACGGTAAACCAGAACCCGGCCTTTTGAACGTCAACCCCCAGGGTAAGCGCAACAGCGGTTTCCGGGACGGTTTGCGGCGCCAGGTCGCAGCGGGCCTTGAGGATGTCGTCTTCTTTTTTGGGCTTTCCGCTGGTTTCGTGCCAGGCTTCGGCTTTGTGCTGAGTTACAAATCCTTTATGCTTGATTAGATCGCCGCGGCCGCGCAGGTAATCGGCGGCTACTTTCGACAGGCTGACAAAGGGCGAATACCAGGACGGCAAATGAAAGCCGATGACAGTAGGGCGGTCCACCGGGTTTGGCGAATCCGATACCCACTTGCCGTCCCGGACGGCCTGGTTGCGCATGTGATCGTCCCAGGTCATCCCGCACACGCAACATTGATATCCGGCCAGCCGCCTACGCTCGACTTTGCGCGGATCCCGGATATCCGACGGCCAGATAATCCCGCCGAGCTTGCCTGCGGTTTTTTCAAAAACCATCTTCTGAAATTCGCCGCATATGGGGCACTTGGCTTCATAGTGGCGAATTTCATCGGCGTTGTCGTTCATGCTTTTGACAATACCGTTTTCGTCGTTGGGCGTGGAGTAAATCAGTTTTTTGCTGTTGTACGGATATGTGGTCAAGCGCGCATCAATGAGGATATCCGGGTCGGTTTCGTTGCCGACGATCCTTTCATATTTATCGCGCTCATCCTCGAACATATACTGGATGGAATCAGACGACAGTTCGGCAACGGACGAAGCCCAGACCATCATGATTTTCATGCCGTTATTCAAGGCTATGCGCTTTTGCTTGGTATCGTCGGAACGCTCGGATAGTAATGCGGCCATGCGCGGTGTGGCGTTGAACATGGCGCGAATCCGCGCGGACATATCTTTGGTTTTCGATTCGTTCGGCATGATATACATGGCGGGGCCGGGGGCGTTGTCGGCGACGTAGCACAGGAAATTGAACGCGACTTGCGTCTTGCCGGTCTGGGGCGCAAATACCATGTAAATTGCCCGGACATAGGGCAGGCAAAGGCAATCCATCGGCTCTCTAAGATACGGCGTGGTAATGTTATACCAGTTGCCGGACCGCGAGCCTTCCACGACGCGCCGGTATTTTTCCGCATACTCGGATGTGGTAATATTCTCCCGCTTCCGGAAGACGCGCTTCCAGATTTGCGGGAAGTGATATACGCGGGCGGGTACCGTGTCCGATGAGTTTATTGCGGTATTGGTATTAAGCGCTGATTGCAATGAGCTCCCCCTCTAATTTGATGATTTGTGTTTCGCCGCAATGACGGCAAGCTATATAAAGTTGTAATTCCAGGCCGTTCTGCCACCCGCGCCCCCCTCGCCGCGCGTTCGACTCTGTCTCTGTTCATAAGCCGGCCAGAAAGCAAGGCGGACGTGGCCGGATTCGATGGTGCGCACCTTACTTCTCTTCAACCAGCCCGTTTTCGTCGTCTGAATCTTCGTCGCCGAGTTTCTCGATATCGACCAGGGGGCCGGTCAGTTCTATTTGTTCGGCACACTTCACAAAATGGTCATCCGCCCGGGTGAGCATGAATTCGATCAGGTCCGGGATCCTGGAAATGTCGCCGCCGACAAAACTCACTATTTCCTCCGCTTGGGCGTGGATGTATGTCTGGATGGAATTCCGAAACGCCAGCGCCTGGGCGGACAGTTCATCTTCGAATATTTCCCGGTCAACATATTTTCCTTCTATCGCTTCGGCTCTGATCCGTTTTATCCGGGCGTCATATTCTGCGCTGTCTGCTTCGGCCTTTTTCTTCCGTTCCAGATCGGTATCCGCAACTTCCTGTTTGATTCCGTCCAGCCGTTGCAACGCTCCACTGTTGGCATACCGGTCAACGTCACTCTGGTAATATTTGCCGTCTTGCCGCGGTAATAAGATTCTTTTATCCCGGTGATTGTACCCGGTCCGCAACGACATCTTCCAGCCCTGGCTATGCAGGTACTCAACTACTGCCGGGATGCCGTTAAATGTCTTTTCATTCGTCGGCGTGGAGCTGATGGAAGCCACAAACTCATTAAATGCCGCTTCGGATGCCTGCCAGTTTTTTAAACTCGCGGCTGTTTTTTCGTCTTTATACGCCGACATCCCGGCCAGGACGCCGTTGTATAATGTCACACCTTTGGCTTTGACTTCCTGTGGCTGATCGGCAATGAGTTTCTCGAATGACGCCTTATCCATTCCTTAGTTTTTCAATGGCCTTATATTTATTCCGCCAGATCCGCACATTCGCCGCGCTCATAGGTAAAATTTCTGCTATTTTTTTATCCGGAACCCCCAGCGCTAAAAGGTCTGCAAGACGGATCACTCTACAAAAATCAAGCTGGCAGCCGCTTAAAAATGTTCCGGTCAGCGCTGTGAAAAATTTTCCGCAAGCAGAGCATTTCACTCGCTCCGCCTCCCAAAAACGCGGCAATGCTCTTTCCGGGACGGCCAAACCACACCCCGGACAGTATGCGCCATCTGGATGCAATCTTTTTAAAATCCACTCCCGGCAAACAGCCTCATTAAAGAAAGCATGCGCCGGTGCCGTCATCACGTCATCGCACAAAAACAAACCCGCACTGGTATGGCCGATATAAGAGTTGTTTAATATTGCTGTATTTTTACCACTTTGCATTTTTGCAATACCTTTTAGACCCTAAATGTGTTGGAAGATTGAGGTTTTGCCACCCGTGTAACGTTAGAAGCGCCGGAAGGACCCGCTGCTTTGGTGTGGTAGGACACTGGCAGTTTGATTAATCCGCTAGCAATCAATTCCCTCAAATCATCGGATGCATCCAACAGCAATACGAAGGCGTTTTCGGCAATATCCCAGCGAGAATTACCCTGATCCTTTTTGGATAGTGGCGGATTGAAATGAAGGCATGGCTCACCATCAAACCACGATTGGCAAAGACTGATTCCCTTGGCTTTATGGATGCGTAGGTATTCGGAAAGCAGGATAACGGGGATGCTTTCCTTCCAGTTCTGCAGGGGCGGCTTTGATTCTGGTTTGGGAATCATTGGATTATAAACATCACGTAAAGAAGCTAGTGACATGACAAACCTCCTTTATTAATCCGTCCGGGTCGTCCGGGCGCGTCCGGGTGGATGTCCGGGCGTAAGTATCTGATATCAAAGGCGCGTCCGGGATGTCTGGGTATTTTTAATAATAAATAAAAATAAATGTCATAAAAAAAGAGAAAGACACACACGCGCGCGCGCGAATGCGAAATATGTTGGTTTTCACCCGGACGACCCGGACGGAGGGT